AACGTCTTGAAGTCGTCGGAATAGCCCATGGCCTCCTGGCACTCCTTGAAGCTGTAACACAGCTTGGGGGTGTTGGCCGCCTTTTTGGGATCCTTGGACAGGTGGATCGGTGCCACGCCGAAAATGACCTGCAGGCCCGCACTCCCCTGGATCGGGGTGGTCAGGCTGGTGTCCTGTTCGGAGTTGTAAACTCCATGGAAATAAGACATGGTTTATACCTCCTGTTAGAGTTTTGCCTGTACCAGTCGATACAGGCGGTAAATATGACCGTAGCCGCCGCGCAGTTTCTTCATGGCGTCCGGCAGCTGGTCCAGCGGGATCACCAGTCCGCCCATGGACGGGTTTTTGGTGATAGCCTCCGCCAGGGGCGTGGGGATCCCGTTGGTGTAAAACGTGTTCTGGTTGGCCACTCCCGGAACGGTGGGGCCAACATAGACCACCGTGCCGGCGGTCTGTTCGCTGTTTTTGGCTTTTGCCATTATGTTTCTGGCACCTCCTTGAAGATTGCCGGCGCCTCAAACGTCAGCGCCACGGCGGCGAAATAATACGGGTGGCTTTCCTCCTCTTGGGTGGCCCATTTGATCGGGTATTGCACCTCATACCTCCGCCCCACGATGTTGTTTTCTCCGTAGTGGGTCAAAATGCTGTTGACGATGTGGAGGGCGTCCCGGTAACCTTGGCGGTTCGGGTCCTGATCCACAACGCAGATTGTCAGCACCACGTCCACCTTTTGCCTGGTGTCCGGTGCCGGTAACTCGCCCTGATAGAGGCGCACCAACACATACGGCTCCGGCGGTTCCTCCGCTTCGGGTTCTTCGTCGGTGCCCTCCCGGATCGGGAGATTTTGCCGGTACACCTGCACGG